TGGTATCAAAGGTTCTTGGTGTATCCCAGGACGATGCTAAGAAAATGTTGGAGGATGGTAAATTATCTTCAGACCAGATTGCCGCAGTGCAACAAGCCGAGATAGCTTTAAAAGCCAAAGCACAAGAATTAAACCTAGATTTTGAGCAATTAGCCGTTCAAGACAGAAGTTCTGCTAGAACGATGCAGATTGCTACTCAGTCTTGGATACCTCCTGTTCTTGCTATAGGAATCACAGGCGGTTTCTTTGGAATACTCTTTGGGCTGATGTACGGTCAGGTACAGCACACGCCTCAGATCGACATCATGCTAGGTTCACTTGGAACTGCTTGGACGGGGGTGGTAGCCTTTTACTTTGGTAGTTCAGCAGGGAGTCAGAAGAAAGACGAACTTTTACATCAATCAACACCAGTTTCAAAATGATTAATTCAAGATCTTTAGATGAACTACTACCCCAAGTTAAAAGTAGAGTCGATGCTTTTATACAAGCTTGTAAGGATAAGGGCATTGATATTTTGGTCACGAGCACTTACAGGGACATGGAGAGTCAGGACGCACTATATAAACAAGGAAGAACAAGTCCTGGGAAAATTGTTACTAATGCTAAGGCAGGAGAGTCATTTCATAATTATCGCTGTGCTGTTGATATTGTTCCAATTGTTAGCGGAAAACCCGATTGGGACGGTTCTCACCCTGTGTGGGCAGAAATAGGAAAGATTGGTGAAGAGTGTGGATTGGAATGGGCGGGGAATTGGAAGTCGTTCAAAGAGCTTGCTCATTTCCAATACACAGGTAATAAAACAATTGATCAGTTGAAATCGGGCGGTATTATAGAGTGACTTTTCCCTAGATACTATCTAAAATAGGCATATATTAGGGGGCTAAATGACAATTTCATCAGTAACAAACACTCCTTCGTTTGTTTTTACCTACGATAACCTCATAAGTACCATTTATCAGTACTTAGAGAGGAGTGATACTGCCGTGGTAAACCAAGTTCCCGTCGCCATTAGTCTGTGCGAATATGAAATTGCACAGCAAATTAAAACTTTAGGCCAACTTAATGTGGTTGAGAGCACTTTAACTGCTTCAAATCCAGTTATACCTAAGCCTGCGAGGTGGAGAAAAACCGTATCCATGAAATATACGGATGCAAGTGGCAACAAACAACCCATTTATTTGAGAAAGTATGAGTATCTAACTGGATACTGGCCTAACTCAACAAGCACTGCGCCCCCACTATATTACGCAGACTATGACTATGATCACTGGTATTTTGCGCCTACGCCAGATCAGGCTTATGCGTTTGAGGTGTTGTTTTACGAAAGAATCCAACCCTTGTCTAGCACAAATCAAACAAACTGGCTTACTCAAAACGCGCCAAATGCGATGCTTTTTGGGACACTCCTTCAGATGACGCCATTTTTAAAGAATGACGCAAGAATTCCTACGTGGCAACAAATGTATCAAAATGCATTGAGTATGCTCAAATCAGAAGACATTACTCGCGTAGGCGACAGACAAACCCTAGTACAGGATAGCTAATTATGACCGCATATGTAAATCCATTTACAGGCCAAACCATTTCACCGTCACAGGTGGCATATGAGTCTTTGAGCACTGCTACCAGTATTACGCTTAATTGGCCAATAAACGGCACAACCTCTAGTAACGTCGCCGCCAATATTACAGAAATTACAGCAACAGCATCTGGTGTTGTTATAACCATGCCCCCTGCAATCCAAGTATCCGTTGGCCAAGCCATCATTATTAAGAACACTGGATCTACCAATTCTTTCAATGTTGTGGACAATGGTGGAGGGGCAATTGTTACTGTTGCAACAACTCCTGGCGCTAATTCGTATTACATTTATGTAACCAACAATACGACTACCGCGGGGACGTGGAGTTATGTTGCAATGGGATTGGGTAGTTTCAGTGTTCAAACGTCCAGTATCGCAGGGTATGGGTTGGTATCCTTTAACAATCAGTTAAATACTCAATATCCAATTACAACTATTAGCTCCAACACTCAGTTGACTTATAGCAACCGGGCTAACTTTTATGTATGGACTGGTGGGGCGGGGACGATTACTTTGCCAACATCCGCTAATGCTTCTAATAATTGGTTTGTTATTATTAAAAATAACGGCACTGGAATATTGACAATCAATCCTTACACAGCTTCTGGAGACACAATTGACAACAATACAAGTCAACAGTTGCAGTTAACTGAGTCTTTGGTTATTGTTTCTAACGGGTCTAATGCGTTTGATACCTTTGGATACGGCAGATCTAATGCTTTTGCTTTTACTGAACTTAGCGTGTCTGTATCTGGTTTATCTACGCTTAGTTTAACTTCCGCTCAGGCATCTAACACAATCCAACAATATGTTAGCGCTACCTCAGCTTGCACTGTTACTTTGCCGAGAACTGTGCAGTTGTACACAATTACAAATACGGCTACAAATACTTCATATACATTAACTTTTACAACTGGTGTATCTGGTGGTCAAACTGTAACCGTACCCGCCAACTCCACATCTTTACTTGTATGCGACGGTACAAACGTATACAACGCAAACACTGTCAATACCACGTCAGCTACAACACTTACGTTATCAGCGGGGTCTGCATCTGCACCTTCTTTAAATGTAACGGGTGGATCTACCACGGGTATATATTTCCCAAGCACTAGTTCTTTTGCGATTACTTTATCGGGCGTGTCTTCTATGACGCTTTCTTCTCTTGGAGTACAAGCGCCTATTGGTATATCTGGGGGTACATTTTGACCTTAAAGGTTGCGCTCCTCAACATCAACCCTGGCATACAAAGGGATGGAACTCAATTCGCCTCTCCAAGTTATGTGGATGGGCAATGGGTAAGATTTCAAAGATCTAGGCCAAGGAAGATTGGAGGGTACAACGGTATATTCTTAAATGCGCCGAATATATCCAGAGGCATGATTATGCAGTCTCAAGCGGGTATTAACTATCTATACTCTGGAGATTCAAATTATTTAAGTGGTTGGCAAACAGGGAACAGTACGGCATCGGGATCTGGTCCAACAAATATTACTTTAAATAATTTTACGGCTGATCCTACAAACTTATGGCAATTTGACATTGGTTTTGATCCAAACGGCTCAAATGTACTTAACATCATTGCTCATCCAGGCTTAAATTTAACTAATATTGACAATATCAGCCCTACACCCGTATTGACTGGTACATTTCCTTATGGAACTCTTAGCCAAGTTGGTATTTTTACTAGAGGTTGTTTTACATACGGGAATATAGCAATTATTGGAAGTGCTGACTATAGGGTTGGTATTAATCAAACATTGAGTGGTTCTGCTGTTACCTTGGGGACGACGGTGGTTGCCAACTCGTTTGGAGCGGGGCCAACGGTTTATTCTGCCGTAACGATTGGCGGATACATTTCTGGAACTACGTTGACCGTTACTTCTGTAGTTGGCGCCATTTATGTTGGCCAACCTATAACGGGTAGTTTAGGAGTAAACGTGACGGCAGGGACTGTTATTACAGCCGTAGGAACTGGTACTGGTGGGATAGGTACTTATACAGTAAACAACTCTCAAACAATTGGAAGTTCTGGTACAAATGCTTCCTTTACGGGTGGTCCTTGCACTGTATTTACCACTTCTGCAAACCTTACAACCAACTTGTCTTCTGCAACAACAATTACATTCAATAACAACATATCTGTGAGTGGTGGGACTTGTATGCTTTACCCTTATTTGTTTGTTTATGGGAGTAATGGGTTGATACAGAATAGTGCGGCGGGGGACTTTACCAATTGGGTTTCTACAGACGCAAATGCAAACAATGTATCTGGAACAAAAGTTGTTAAGGGAGTTCCTTTAAGGGGTGGTACAACGTCCCCTGCCGGACTTTTCTGGTCACTAGATCAATTGACTAGGGTGACTTATTCTCCTCAGACCATAGGCACCGCTACGCTTTATTGGAGATATGACATTATCTCTACCTCAATCACAATTATGTCGTCCAACTGTGTTGTTGAGTACGATGGTCTTTATTATTGGATTGGAATAGATAGGTTTTTTGTTTACAACGGTGTAGTACAAGAAATTATAAATAATACGAATTTGAACTATTTCTTCGATAACATTAACTTTTCTCAACGCCAAAAGGTTTGGGGAACTAAAGTTACAAGATGGGGTGAGGTTTGGTGGTTTTACCCAAAGGGTAATGCAACCGAATGTACTGATGCTATTATTTATAATGTCCGTGATAAGATATGGTATGACGCAGGCCAAGCCTATGGTGCTCAGAGATCAGCAGGGGTATTTTCTGAGGTCTTCCCTTACCCTGTTTGGGCGGGGAATACCATTACTGGATACCAAATTGCAACTGCCTCGGTCACATTTGGGGGTACCAACTATACCGTTGGAGACACAATAAATGTGGTTGGAAGCAGTGGACAACCTGCTATTTTGTCAGTTGCAACTGTCTCAAGCGGTGTAGTTGTTACTTTAAACGTGGTGACTGGTGGTAATTATTCATCATCTTTAACTGGTGGAACTTTAGCAACTTCTAACAGATCTGTAGCCAATCCCAATGCCACTGGTCTTACGGTGAATATAACCACAAACTCTTTTTATACTTTGTGGCAACATGAAGTGGGCAAAGACCAAGTTTACTTAACAAATGTTGATTCTATTAACTCTTACTTTGAGACCAATTCAATAGGATTTGTGGGTGGTGGTCTTGGAGCACAACAACTTATAAACGATAATAAATGGATTAGGCTTGAAAGATTTGAGCCTGACTTTGTTCAATCTGGTCAAATGTCATTGACAATAACTGGTAAGGGTTATGCGGATGACATCAATATTGTTTCTGCGCCTTACGTCTTTACGTCATCAACTTTGAAAATTGACATGAAAGAGCAAAGACGTGAGATGAGGCTCAGGATCACGAGCAACGACTTTGGTGGTGATTATCAACTGGGTAATTGCTTACTGAGCGTGGATATGGGTGATGAGCGTTCTACAGGATCACCGTAATGTCAACCACATTTGATCCTCGAGGAATGACTTGGGACTATTGGTGTGCATCAATGGCTCAGCAATTTGCGTCTAATCAATTGGGAACAGTTCCAGAAGAGAATTGGCAAGACTGGGCCTCTGGTATGCAAGGCATTGGATACTTTGTACAAAGTGGTATACCTGACCCTAGGGGTTATTCTAGATGGCAAGACTGGGCGCAAAACTTAGTTGGAATCATGAGTATTGCTCAAAACCAAGAAAGCGTATATTGATATGGCCACAAATCCTGTATCCCAATCTGTAATTGACCAGTTCAATAATCAGTTGGCTGTCATAGTAAGAAGCAATAACGCTGCTAATCCAGACAGCAATGAAACTGTTTCCAATCCATCTCCGTTGAGTATTGGTCAAGCAATTGATACCAGTCAAATAACACCTGCGCAGTACAGTAGTTTTAGTGGGGTAGACCCAACAACTGCTCAACAAATGTACGAAACTGCCAATCCAGAGGGCAGATATTCAAATCAAACAATACCTGGCACGCAAACTACTTGGTCATCTCTTGCGTCAACGCCTGGTTTGTATGATTATATTAAGACAGGTTCTAATCAAACGGATGCGGATGGCAATTCTTTGCCCGATTCACAGACACCTGCTCAAGCTCTTGCAAAAGCCATGCAAGATCCAAAATCTTTTGTAAAAGATTATTTACAAAATCAAATTGAAAATATTGTTGTTGGGACAGGTTTTGGTTCTTTAACATCAGTTGCAAAAGATGAACTTACTGCAAATTATCAAAATGCAATTGCTTACCTTGGTCAAAATGGCGTACCTGTAAACGATATACAAACACTTACTAATAATGCAATAGGCGATGGTAACAATAAAGTTGCATATTACAATGCTAACAATAATGGTGGTTTTGTAAATAATTTAGTAAATTCAATTGCAAGTCCTCAAGGGATTGCTGCTATTGTTGCAAACACAGTGTTACCAGGCTCTGGTGCTTTTATACCTGCAACTTCTGCAGTACTTAGTGGCAAACAAAATTTAACGCAACCTTTAGAAAATTTAGCAATAAGTGGTGTTATTAATGGAACTGACTTTGGATCAAACATTAATAATAGTATTGCAAGTAATATTACTAGCTTAACTGGGATACCTTCCAGTATTGCTAAAAATATTGCTACTGGAACATTATCTACAGTAGGTGGTTTGGCGTCTGGTCAAAATATAGATAATTCTGTAGCACAAGGAGTAACAAGTGGGTTGTCTTCTGCAATTACTCCATCAAATAATAGTAGTTCTGGATCAACAACAACTACTGCTCCTTTGAGTAGTACATCTCCAATTGCTTCTACATTAGAGAGTGCAACTGCGCCAACCAATACTTCTGGCGCTTTAACGCAGATTAACGCAGGGAGTGGGTCTAGCAATACTTTGCCAATAAGCGCTTCTACTGGTGCAATTGATTTAACCGATCCTAGTTTAAATGTATCTCAAATTGCAAATAATGTTGCTAGTGGTTCTGGAACTACTCAGCCAACTATCAATGATACTTTGCAAGAAATCAATCCTACTGTTGCTTCTGGTAATCCTGCTTTAACTACACAAATATTACCATCTGCAACAGATGTAATCAAAACAGTTAATAATTTTGATGGTACATCTACCGTAACTTATGCTGATGGAAGTACTAAAAATATAGAGACTCCTAATACATCTTCGGCAACCAGTTCTAATCCAAGTTCTAACGGCGGACTTTCAATAACAGTTCCAACAAGTTCTAGCGGTTCAGGAACACCTACTGGTTCTGGGAAAACTGGTGCTTTGCCATCTACTAGTTCTACTGGTTCTACTGGTTCTACTGGTTCTACTGGTTCTATTAATCCATCTTCTCCACTCACTTCAACTCTTTTATCTACAGGTGAAGTTTTGAGCAAATCCCCTCTTGAGCAAGCATTGAATGCTGATCAAACATCAGTTGCACCTACTTATTTAAATCAATTGATTAGTCAATCATCAACTTATCAACCCGTAAGTGAGGGATCTTCCGACATCAAAGGATTTAAAGAAGGTGGATCTATTTCCCATATACCTGAGTTTATTACAGGCCATAGTGGCCATTATGCCGAGGGGCGTGGTACAGGCCAATCTGACGACATCCCTGCCCTTTTAAAGGACGGTGACTATGTAATGGACGCCGATGTTGTTTCAGGCTTTGGAGACGGGTCTAGCAAGGCGGGGGCTGAAGTTTTGAGTAAGTTTATGGATGGAATAGATCATAAACATTATGAAAATTATTCTTCTGGTGGTCACATCAACGCAATGATTGCTGATGGAGAATTTGTATTTCCTTCATCTTTTGTAACAGCTATTGGTGGTGGATCAAACAAAAAAGGGGCGGAAAAACTTGACAAAATGAGAGAAGCCATTCGTGAACACAAGAGATCTGCATCAACCAATACAATACCAGCAAAGGCTAAAAGTCCTTTGTCTTATCTGAAAGGTAAAAAATGACTACTTCATCTACAAGTACTGCGCCTGTTTCAACAAATTTAAACCCAACACCCACGTGTTTGGGTACAGCTAGTAGTGGAGG